GAGATATTCGAGTTCACATTGCTACTGTTAAAGATCATGAGACAATAGCTCCAGGAGAATGTAGTGTCGTAAAATCAATCAATGGAGTTTCGACTGTTATTCCTGTGCAAGTAGGAATAGCTTCTGACATTTTAGTGAACAAGAGTAGAGTTTCAGAGGAATTTCTGTTACCTGCGTGTTATCGTTATCCAGTGTCTGGTGAGGGTATGTGTGGGTCAGTTTTGTTCCGTGAGAAACCATCTTTTAAGATTTTGGGATTGCATATGGCTGGAAGCAAAACACAAGAAGGATTTGCTGAACCTATTTTTAAGGAGTATTTTGATGTTTTTGAGAAAGAACCAAAATTATATGAACCACAGTTTGGTATTGATGAAAAGGAAAGTATGGTTAATCTAGATGGTTTGTTTGCTCCAATAGGATGTATTCCAAGAGAATTAACCATAAGAATTTCTCCAAAAACTCAATTTGAGAAAACTCTTATGCATGGACAACTAAGACCTGTCCTCAAGGAACCAGCAATTCTTTCTCAACGAGATCCGAGAGCTAAGAATTTTGAGAAAACTCCATTATCTTATGGCGTATCGAAACATGGAAATCCACCTATTCCATTTAAGACTAGAGTTTTAGAAAGAGCTAAAGAAGATTTTGAGGAGAAGATATTAGCTGTAGTGAAGCCAATCCTTGTTGGAAAACAAATCAAGGATACATTAAGTGATCAGCAAATTTTTGGTGGAATACCTGGAATGGATGAATGTAAAAGATTAGAACTTCATACATCTGAAGGTTATCCTCTTCAACTTGAGCGGCCAAGCAATGTGCACAATAAGTCTTGGTTGTTTAAGTTCACTCAAATAGAAGAAGGTAATGTATTACATGATATTCATCCATTATTGAAGGATATGCATGAATTGCATATGGAGGTTAGAAAGAAAGGTGATATTCCCACCACGATTTTTGTTGACACACTTAAAGATGAGTTATTGAAGCCAGAGAAGATAAGACCAGGTGGCACAAGAGTGTTCAGTGTTTGTCCTATTGAATACACATGGGCTATAAAGAAGTATTTTGGTTGGTTTCAGGCTGCTTATATACATGCACGTATTAAAGCGGAAACTGCTATTGGAATCAATCCGGATTCTTCCGAGTGGGCTATGTTGTTTCGATATATGAATGAAGTTGAAAATGCTGATGAGCAAGGAAAACCACAATATGTTACTGGAGATTATTCAGCATTTGGTGATTGCTTGCAAACGCAATGTATTGATGCCGCCTTCGAAATTATGATTGCTTGGTATAAGAAGTATTTCAATATTGATGAAGAGGGTGTGCGGATAAGACGTGCGTTATGTACTGAGTTAATAAATTCTATCCATTTAGCTCAGAATTTGCTGTATAAACAATATTGTGGAATACCTTCTGGTTTTGCGTTGACTGTTGAAATTAATTCTATAGTCAATTGTTTGTATATGAGATGTGCTTGGCTTGAAATAACTAAACGACCAATGGCTGAGTTTGGAAGAGATGTTCGTCTGGTGACTTATGGCGATGATAATTTTATGAAAATTGCTCAGAATATCGGAAAGCAATTTAATTTTGCATCTATTCAACAGTATTTAGCATCATATAATATTGCTTTTACACCAGCAAGTAAGGATACTGC